CGACGTTGACCTTATGGACAAGTGGGTTGCAACTATCAGCAGCCAGAAGGGATGCCCCATGAAGTGTACCTTCTGCGATGTTCATAAATACGGCTTCTTCGGGAATGCCTCTCTGCCTGATCTCGAATATCAGATCCGCTACATCATTGAACATGAGGGCGTCCGTTTTACCAACCGTTTCAATGTTCACTACGCTCGCATGGGTGAGCCGACTTGGAATCCTGCAGTGCTGGATTTTACCGAGTCTCGATTGGACGACCTGGTTAAAGAGTGTGGTCTTCACGCTGTTACCATTCACCCCGTAGTTTCCACCATGATGCCTCGTAGCAATAACAACCTCTCCAGCTATTTGAAGCATTGGTGCGAAATCAAGAATACCCAGCGGCATGGTGAAGCTGGACTGCAACTTAGTATCAACAGCACTTCAGACGACCAGCGGGAAGCTCAGTTCGCCGGCAAATCTCTGAGCCTGAGAGAAATCGCTAATATCGCCAGCGATTTACCTATGCCGGTTGGCAGAAAGTACACGTTGAACTTTGCTGTAACCGAAGCAACGATTTTGGACGCCAAAGTGCTCGACTCCCTCTTTGACCGCGATAAGTTTATCGTCAAGATTACCCCGATCCACCAAACCAAAACCGCCCTGGAACACAACTACGATATCACTACCAGCTACGACGATTACAGCGTCTACGACAAATTCGAGCAGCCCTTGCTTGATTTGGGCTGGGACGTAATCGTGTTTGTTCCCAGCAAGGAAGAGGATTCCGACCGCATTACCTGCGGCAACGCTCTTATTAGCGAGGTATAATACAATGACTGAACAAGAAAAACTAATCAATGTCGATCTGTATGGTGACGGTAGCCGTAACTCGCGGCTTCGCGCAGAGTACATTTATTGCGATCATGCTGATGTGTGTTCGGTATACAAGGAAGGAAAATGCTTCCGTAAAACGACACTATTTGGCGTTCGTTGTGAATTTGGCCGCATAGCCTGTGTTGATGGCGGCACAAAGAAAACCAAGATGTACGGTCGTGTTTATAGCGAGGTCAAAGACTCTGAGCGATACCATAAGCTCTCTTACCCCAACAACACCTACATCGCAAAAATCGGCGACGGTGCTTTTCTCGCGCCACCCTATGTCAGAATCGAACGCGGCCCGGATTCCAGGCTATTCTGTCATAATCCTGGGTTCGGTTGCAATCGTCTCTTTGTCTCTATTGACGAGCTGACGCCAGACAATATCAATCGAATTTGCACCTACCATCCGCGTGCTATGCTTGGTGGAGAGATTGAGAGCTATCAAACAGAAACCATCCCGATCTTTCTCCACCAGTTGTCCAAATTATTCCCAGAGCAGTATAGCACTTTCATCAAGGCGTTCCCAGATTATGAGCTGAAGGCTCCTGATTATCGTGGGAAATATGCGAAGCTGTCAACCTGCAATCGTGAGCTAACCTATCGTGACGCTCATGGCAACTCTTTCCGTTTTGACGGCGATGAGTTGGTATGTGACAAGTATCGGATTGGTGGGTTCATGCCGTTCTCATCCTCTGGTTACGCACAAATGCGTATTCCGGTAACAGATGATATGCAGGTAAAAATTACCGACAGCAACCAAGTCACGGATCAAACCGTTCTTATATAGACACAAATTATGAGGTGAAATAAAATGAATACAGAAGTCATGTTCTCGTCCAGAGCTATGGACTGGGCGACGCCGCAGGCGTTCTTTGACCAACTGGATTCGGAGTTTCACTTCACCCTCGATCCCTGCGCTGATAAGTCCAATCACAAGTGCGACCGGTACTTTACCGTAGCAGACGACGGACTGAGACAGCCGTGGGGGGGCAGACGGTCTTCTGCAATCCACCGTATGGCAGGGCTATCAAAGACTGGGTGAAGAAATGCTCCGAAGAGGCCAAGCAGCCTGACACCACCGTGGTACTGCTTATCCCGGCCCGTACAGACACAGCCTACTTTCACGATTACATCTATCAGAAACCCAATGTGGAAGTCCGCTTCATACGTGGCCGGCTGAAATTTGGAGACGGAAAGAACACCGCACCATTCCCCAGCATGGTAGTCATTTTCCGTTAATAGCAACAAAGTAAATCAATATGAGGTGACAAAGATGAAAACCCATACTCTCAAATTCAAGGGGTATCATGGGCGACCCAAAAAGATTGCTGAGATCCGTGATCTGAACGAAGCAGGTCAGCCCAAATCCGACCAGGATATTTTGGATGAGGCGTTTTTGCTGATCCATGCGTTCTGCGCCGAGCGCAATTTCAAAATCTATTACACCCGTACTTGGAATCACAACGGCGTCACCATTTTTGATGTAGGAAGCCATACAGAGTTCTTTCATCTTACCCCAGCGGTCAGTCTCTACGCAGACACCACTTCATCAGAAAGGAGCGAACAGAATGGCTAAGGTTTCAACCAGAACCCCGCCGCTCATTTCCCTTTATTTCTGCCAAGAAAGAGGCGACCCTGACTATGGGTCTTGCCTCTGGGCAGTTTTTAACTTCGATCTCGAACGGTATGAGCTGTCCATTACATCCGACTGCGGAAACTACGCCTACGGTTGGGTTCCTACGCACAAGAGCGAGAGCTTTATGCACCTCATGGCAAGGTTAGACTCCGGCTATTTGCTGGATAAACTCGCCAGCCCGTGCGTTATCAACGAAGAAGCCACCTTTGAGGCTGTAAAAGAACTCATGGAGGCTTGGGGCGTTAATTTCTCAGAAACAGATCGTTGGGGATATCCCGTATTCGACATGGACGAAATCAAAGACTGTTGCTATCAGAGCAATGAGCGAGATGTCCATGATGCCTTAGAGAGGAAGTTCGAGGGCACATCTATGGAAACCTGTGACGACTACGACCTCTGGAGCTGCATTCAAAAAGACTTCACAACCAATGCCAAGAAGATCGTGCAGGTCTTCATGGAATACATTCGGCCTGTGTGCAAAAAGATTTCTGATGACGAAAAGAGAGGTTGAGATGGCAGCAATAAAAATCCCCAAGTATATCCGCCAAAAAATGCACCGTATCGCTTACCTTCACGCTACAGCAAACAAAGAAATGCAAGTAGTAGAAGCGTGGCTGGAAAATCAGGGCTTCGACACATCCATGCAGGGACTGAGATGTGGAAACGGCTATTCTCTTGAAGAGCTGGATTATGGAAATGATTGCACCGACGAACTTTGCAAGAGCATGGAAAACGGTTTCGGTTTGACAAATGAAAGGAGCGTTTGACATGAAGCCCGGTGACAAAGTTGTAATGAACAACAAGTATTACGTGAGTGCGGAAAATAAAAGTCGCATCTGGACGGTAGCATCAGAGCCGTGGATGTGCTGTGGCACTCTCGTTGTAAAACTGGAAGGGAAATCTGGCGGCTATGCTGTTGATGGACTGGACATTATTTCCGAATGAAACGAGGCTTTTATATGAGTAACGAAAAAATTTGCCCTGTATACAGCGCTTCCGATAATACTGCCCGCGAGTGTATCAAAGAAGAATGTGGGTGGTGGTGCGATCAACGCAATGTTTGTGCTGTAGTATCTGCGTCCGACAGCGATATCTATGTTCTGTATTACACACCGGGAGCAGAGTCAGTCGAGGAACTGACGTTTATGTACAACGAGGCTAAAAAAGCCGTAGCACCGAGACCTATCATCGCATTACCTACCAGCCTCTCGCTCAAAGAAATATCAAAACAAGAACTCTTGAATATTATCTCCAAAACTCTGTGCAAAGATAAAGAGGATATTCTCAAATCAGCACAGGCAGAAAACGAGGCTGAAAGGTAAATCTGGGAAAGCTGGGTAGGGAATCACGACAAGTATATTGAAGATGTTGCCTGTTCCAAATTAGGAGTGAAAAGATAATCTATGTACAAATCATATGAACGCCCTCCCCTTGTTCTAAACGGAGGGGCGAAGCTCTTCGCTGTCAACGCTGGATACCGTAAAACCGACGTAGGTACGAACTGGTATTATGTCCGAGCCAAGAATGCCCGTGAAGCCCGCAAGCGCTTCAAAGACCGGATAACCTGGCTTGATGTCTATGGCATCCGTGAAGTTACTGACGCCGCACTAATCCAAGATGTGCTTAGTTCTCCGAGAAAGTATATCTGCTTCTGATGGAGGGCGAGATGGGAAAGAGAAAACATAAAGCTCCGCAAATGCCAGCTTGGTTTTGGTACGGCATTGTAGACGGCTGCTGGTGCTGCAAAAATCGCCATAACTGCAACCAGTGTAAAGAAGTCCGTAAATACCGCAAGCAGCATTTCCCACCCAAAGAAAAAAGTAGGCATGGCAAAGCCGATCATGATGATCGAGGAGAATAACCATGAGAGCAACAAAGCAATTCAATAACGTAGACACCCAGAGCAAAATCACAATTAACACTGACGAGCTTCAGGCCATGTTGAGTTGTGGCCGGTATTCTGCCATACAGATTGGCGAGGCTGCTGAGGCTCGTATCCAGATTGGGAAGCGAATCTTCTGGAATGTCGAAAAAATCAAAAGCTACATCAACTCTATTTCTGTATAGGAGACTGCCGTATGAACACTTACCTGACCATCATGGTGACGATCTTAGTTCTTACTCAGATTGTCCGTATCATTCAAAACACCATTCAGCTTCGCCGGCAGTATAAGCTGTTTCAGGCTCAACTCGGACAGCTGGATGAAATCACCCAAGAGGATCTTGATATGCAACGCAGAGCATATCGTTTGATCGTAGATCACTTTGAACGTAAGGGGAGTGAGGCGTAATGACCAAAGAAGAGGCTATCGCTGTCTTTGAATGTTTGGCAACAGAAATGACTGCAATTTTGGCAGGAATCCCAAAAAGCGAAGCCGCAGCGGATCAAATAAAAAGGTACATTGGTGCCTATGATATAGCGATCTCCGCTCTTCGTATCAAGCAGAAGCAGGAGAGCGAATGTACAAAGTGTAGCGGCATTATGTATCGTCAAACAGACAGTGGGAAAATCATCCCAGTTGGTCAACGGTGTGGTGCAAAAATTACACCTCCCTGCTACGTGCCGGATGGAGATGGATGTGCTTATCAAATCTATGGAGACAACAACGATGAGCCAATAGACCGTTGTAAATCTTGCCCATTGTGCCAAAGCGATAAGATCAGACATAAACAAGAGTCTGTACACAATGATCCTCTGGTGCTTGATGAGCTACGACAGATGCGCGGTGAACCTGTATGGTGTAAAGAGTTAGAATGCTACGGCATTGTGAAGATGGAGAAAGTCGGAAGTTGGGCGAACGAGCTATTTTTGGTTGGAACATGGCATAATGGCGATGCCGCCGTAAACTTTGAGTACGACATCAAATCACGCGGTCTTACGCTTTACCGGCATAAGCCGGAGGAGGGGACGGTATGAGCAAGCCCATGAGCGAGCAAATGCAGAAATTGGCAGCTCGATACGAAAAGGCGACTGGTAAGAAGTTCAATACGAAAACGAATGCACAGAAAATCCGTTCCATGACAGACGAGGAGCTGGCGAAATTGTTTGAAGAACTTTGCTACGACAGCATGGCGCATCGTGCCAAATATTGGCTACACTGGCTCCAGCAGCCAGCGGAGGAGGAACCGAAATGAACTTTAAGCAGTTTATCCGGTGGAGATTAGTTTGCTTTGTTCAAACTCACATCAGGCATTGCCAGGAATGCCTTGGCAGTAATGGGCACTGCCAAGAGTGTAACGACTGGCACCACTTATTCCGCAGAGACTGGCAACGGACGTATTGGAGAAGGAAGTTCTGATCATGAGCAATAATGCGAACTGCATTACCTGTAGGCATAAAAAGGACTTCTTAGTTCCGTGCGATTGGTTGAAAAACCAAAGAGCAGTGATTATGCCGCCCTGCCCAAGATACGAGTCCGAAGAGGAGGATACCGATGCCCGAATTAAACTTAAAGCCATTACCTTGCCCATTTTGCGGCAGCACAAAGCTGAAAGTCGATCAGAAAGCAAGCAGTAATACGAAGTGGAACCCCGAAACAGGGAGATGCGATAAACTGGTCGTCGTTACAGTTCGTTGCAACAAATGCCACACGAGAGGCCCGACAGTCTCTATGTACGCAGGGTGGTATGATCGGCCTGCTCAGACTTTGAATAATGCTGCTATCGAAGCCTGGAATCGCCGCGCCAGAGAAGAGAAGCAAATTGATGTAGTCTTTTGCCGGGAGTGTAAGCTACAAGGCAACTGTTTCGCAGAAGATCATTTTAGTTTTGCTGGGATTAAAGATCCGTTCTGCTGTGTAGGAAAGCGGAAAGAAGGTGCCGACAATGAGCATTAACGACACAATCTGGCTTGGATTTACCTTGCCTAATTTGAAACCGTGCTATGGGAAGTGCGATCTTTGCATTTGGAAATACAACGGCGGATGCTCTGAATGGAACGGGTGGGGCACTAATTAGAAAATGCAAAAAAAGAGCGTAGGTGAAAACCCTACGCTCTTATAGCTTTAGACTTCTTCACCGTTATCATTACTAATGAACCGGCCTTCAAAATGACAATCCATAGCGTCGGCAATTTCTATCAATTCTCTCTCGCTGAAATTGTCTCGCTTCAACTTGCCGCTGAGATTTTGAGAGGTACATCCGAGTCGAGAGGATAACTCTTTCAGGTTCATATTACGCTTGATCAGTGCAATCCGAATTTTCTCAGCCATTGGCATAATAGCACCTCCCAACTTTTAATTTCATTGTAAATCGAACAACTACGAAAATCAATAGAAAATTTCAAGAGTAAGTAAATGATGATTTTCTTCTTGACACAGGTAATCACTCAAGATATTATGTAACTGTAGACTTACCATCGAAACAAAGGAGGATGATAAGTATGGCTGGCTTAAAACGAACAGACAACAAAGGTCGTATCTTAAAAGACGGCGAAACCCAAAGGAAAGACGGTACCTACCGTTTTACTTACACCGACGCAGATGGTGTTCGGCATGACGTGTATAGCAAACGGCTGGTTCCAACTGACCGCCTCCCTCCGGGCTGCAAAGACGATCTCTGCCTTAGAGAAAAAGAACGAAAGATCAACCGCGATCTGGAAGACGGCATCAAGGCTGCGGTCGAAAACAAAGCTGCGCTCAATGATCTGTTCGAGTTGTATATGGCAAACAAGCCCGAGCTGAAAGATACCACTCGTAGCAATTACCTCTATATGTATAACAGGTATGTGAGGAATGATATTGGCAAGAAAAAGATAGCCAGTATCAAATATTCAGATGTCAAGGCTTTCTATAACAAGCTCATCAAAGAGAAGGGCTTTAAGCCTAACTCTATGGAAATTATTCACACTATCATTCACCCCGTATTTACTCTGGCCGTCCGTGATAACTACATCCGTATCAACCCGGCTACCGGAGCGATGGCGGAAATCAAAAAGAGCCACAACTGGGAGAAGCCAAAGCGTCACGCGCTGACCATCGCAGAGCAGGCAGCATTTATTGACTATATGAGAAATCACAAAGTTTATAATCATTGGCTCCCCTTGTTCACTGTCTTGCTTGGTACTGGATGCCGTATCGGTGAAGCCATTGGTCTGCGCTGGGAAGACTGCGACTTTGACGAAGGAATCATCAGTATCAACCACAATATGGTCTACCGAAAGTATGAGGAAGACGAAAAGGCACGTTTCCATATCGTAACACCAAAAACAAGCGCCGGCGTCCGTATTGTGCCTATGTTGTCAGAGGTCAAAGCCGCTCTGCAAGTAGAATGGGAAACACAAAAGATAGTCGGGTTCAATGAGTCCGTTGTTGACGGGTATACTGGCTTCATCTTCCAAAACCGCTACGGCGATCCTCTCTCTCCTCATAGTGTCAACCGAGCTATTGACCGTATTTGTGCCGCCTACATCGAAGATGAAACGGTGCTGGCCGATCAAGAGGGGCGAGATCCTGTATTGATTCGTCACTTTTCTGCTCATAATCTGCGTCATACTTTCTGTACGCGGTTTTGTGAAAACGAGCGGAATATCAAAGTCATTCAGGAAATCATGGGCCATGTCGATATTGAAACTACCATGAACATCTATGCCGAAGCTACAAAGGAAAAGAAGAAAGAATCTTTCTCCAACCTCGAAGGAAAAATCAAGATCTCTTGAGGAGGATTTCAATGGGAAAGCTGATAGACCTTACCGACCGCACATTTGATATGCTGACCGTTATAAAAAGGGTTGAGGACAGAAAACCAGGCCGTCCTATGTGGTTGTGCCAGTGTGAGTGCGGCAATACCGTTGTCGTGTCCTCTACAAATCTGCTACGAACCAATGGTACAAAATCATGCGGCTGTCTTCGGCATACTTCCTCTCCCACCCTCATTGATTTGAGGGGCAAAACATTTGGCAAGTTGAAAGTAATAGAGAAAGACCCAGACTCAAAACCAGGTAAAGCGAAATGGATCTGCGAATGCAAATGCGGAAACATCGTGTCTGTCCTCTCCGATAGTCTCCGCAATGGGAAAACCAGATCCTGCGGTTGCGCCCGATCTCAGATCAAGCATGACCTTACAAATCAGACGTTCGGCTTTCTTAACGTAATCGAGCCGGTAAAAAACGAGAGGATCAAAGGTAATGAAACTCGCTGGAAATGCCTCTGCCAGAATTGTGGACGCACCGTTGAGGTTAGCAGCTATTGGTTGAGGCATAGCAATCCCTATGGTCACTGTAAATGTACCAGATTTAACAAACCTTTGTAAAAGCCATCTACAGCCCCTCTGAGCGCTTCAAATCTTAAAGGTGAAACTACCCTCGAACAATTTAATCGCCGCTCCTGCGTTGCCCAGCGGCTCCGCTGGCAAAAAAATAGGGTACAGAAATCCATTGTGGAAATCTGTACCCTATCTTAATTCTCTTATCAAAAAAAACAGGGAGTCAGCCCGTAGGCCAACTCCCTGGTAAAAGAACCAACATTCGATTAGTCGCAACTTTGTCAATATAGATACTTCACAAGATCATCAGAAAGAAAATCTTTGATAACCAATGGAGGCTTTTTATCTTTATCAGCGTATGTCATTGTAGAATACTTGTCCACAGAAGCATCCTTAGAAAAGATAAAATCAATGAACTCCGCGTCAGCGCTACTCTCAATCGCTTTATCCTTCACGCGCAATGTTCTGGGTAAAAACCAATCGTTTATCTTATTTCCTTCCAAATCAAGATTCTCAGACAAACCAATCGTAAAATCTAAATTGGTTACACCGATTTTGTAAGTAAGGGTGACAGTCTTCATATCTTTTACAACGCATACAACATTATTTGTCAGTGCGGGCAACATCGTCAAGCACGGAAGTTTTCTCTTCGCACCTCTGTATGTATGCTCCCTGTCATAGAAGATCTGACCAGCAGACAGCATTGAACTTTTTGCTTTGTCATAAAATTCTTGAGCACTGATAGAAGAATTTACGCCAGTCAAGTGTCTGAAGCGATCTGTCGGAAAAACTACTTCAAAGTAAGATTCTCCATACACATATAAGAAAACTCTACCAGCGAGTTTGTCCCGATACACTTCTGAGGCAGTTATGATTTGCTTGCGGATCTGTTCGTCCTTGATATTTTTTGTATCCATATCTCTGCCTCTTTCGACAAACATAATCATAGAAAAGGAGGAATAGCCAACGCTATTCCTCCTTAGCTGCTTGAGTAGAGAGTTTTCTGCTGGTTGTCAGCCGCGACGCCCAGTTAAAGCGTCTATTGGTGCGGAAATAATTAAGTCCCCCGCATGGACTACAGCAGTTAATTCCCGCTGCCGGACGCGACACCCAGTTAAGATGTCATTCGGCGTGGGTTTTTATCCTGTCCCACTCCCAGCACAACTTTTTACGGTGCTCTCACACCGGAAACATTACTGTTTCTATTATCATTATAGGCGGATTTCTCTGTTTTGTCAACAGGAAACTTCATCCACATAATGCGCCATTTTTTGGCCCCCACCGGGGTAAAACCGTGGTATGTTCGGCAAATGTGGTAAAGCTGTGGTAAAATGAAAATCGCTTCTCAAATACTACAACTTTTCACTCTTAAAACAGGTGTTTTTCCTTGTTTTTAACCAATTTCAGAACATTTTTCAAGTATTACTCTCCAAGCGGCTTCATGGGAGGGAACAGGGAGCTTTATACGGCAAAGATCGTCCCATGTAATTCCGCCTCGAACACTGCCGTCCGTCATGAAC